GGCAACAAGAACCGAACCTTTTTCCTAGCGATGGACTTTTGCTAGGCGGATACCCAGCGCAACTTACAAAAGTATGGCAGGCAAAATCGTAAACAAAGCAGAATTGGCCGGGATTCTGGACAAAGCACAGAGCAGCATAACACGTTGGCAGGCTCAGGGGATGCCATACCTGAAAGGCGAAGGTCAGGGCATGGAAAACCAGTACGACACTGCGGCCGTGGTGGACTGGATTGTCCGGAAGGAAACCAAGGGCGGTTTGGACAAGGAGACGGAGCAGGCCAGGCTGTTGCAGGAACAGACGGAGATTGCACGTAGGCGCAATTTGAAGGAAGCGGGGGACCTGATTGAACTGTCACAGGCAACGCTGGTTGTGCAACGGATAGCCTTTGCCATACGGCAGAAGGTGGTAACGTCAGCCCTGCCACTGCAGACCAGACAGGGCATATTGGCCGACCTGCAGAGTTTGCGGAACGTGGATTTTCGAAGCGTAAAGGGTTCTGACGATGCGACCACAGACGAAGCTGAGACAAGCTGACCAGCTGTGGGAGGCCTTCTTTGACGGGCTGCCCCCTATTCCATCCCTGCGGGTGTCGGAATGGGCCGACAAGTACCGGGTATTGAGCGGGGAGGGGTCTGCCGAGCCTGGCAAGTTCCGGTCTGACCGCATCCCGTACCAGCGGGAGCTGATGGACGCTTGCTTGGAACCGGACGTGAATGAGGTGGTGATGATGATTGCTGCCCAGTTGGGCAAATCAGAGACCATTAACAACATTCACGGGTACTTCATCCACGCGGATCCTTCTCCGCAGCTGATGGTACAGCCGACCATTGAACTGGCAGAGGCCTATTCCAAGGACCGGATTGCGCCAATGTGCCGGGATACGGAGGTTTTGTCCAAGTTGGTCATTAACCCCAGGAGCCGGGACAGCGGAAACACGACACTGGCCAAGCGGTACCCGGGTGGCAGCTTGGTGTTGGTGGGTGCCAATTCACCGGCCGGACTAGCCGGACGGCCCAGGCGGGTGGTGCTGCAGGACGAAATTGACCGGTTCCCGCTGTCAGCCGGCACCGAGGGTGACCCGTGTGCCCTGGCGGATAAGCGCACAGAGGCCTTCCCCAATGCGGTCAAGGTCAAGACCAGTACCCCAACGGTCAAGGGGGCCTCCAAAATCGAAGTCTTGTACGAAAAGAGCGACCAGCGGAAGTGGCACGTGTGCTGCCCCAAGTGCCGGCACCAATTCGTGATGATGTGGGCCCACGTGAAGTGGGAAGGGGAGCGGATTGACGAAGCGTGGCTAGAATGCCCCGCAGAGGCCTGCAAAGCCCATTTAAGCGACTCTGACCGGGTGGCCATGATAAGAGCCGGGAAATGGGTTCCAACCGCGCCATTCAAGGGAATACGGGGTTACTGGCTGAACGGCCTGAACATCCTGTTTGGGGCCCACAAAGGGTACAAAAACCGGCTTCATGAGTTCGTGGCAGAGTTTCTGAAGGCCAAGGACGGTGGGGCCGACAAGGTACGGGTGTGGGTCAACACGTTCCTGGCTGAGACGTACGAGGAAGATTCCCTAGAAATCGACCCCAGAGGCATCACAGACCGGCTCGAGGACTATTCCCCAGAGGATTTGCCGGAACAGGTGCTTGAGGTGACAGCAGCAGCGGACGTGCAGAGCATGCGCATTGAAGTGCTGTTCATGGGCTGGGGGGCAGATGAAGAGAGCTGGGCCGTGCAGAAGGTGGTTCTGGAGGGTGACACTAGGCGGGACGAGGTGTGGCAGGCCCTAGACAATCAGCTGGTGCGGACATTCACCCGGGATGACGGGGTGATCCTGCCAGTCGGCCGGGCATTCATTGACATGGGGTACAACTCAAAGCGTGTGATTGAGTTTTGTGCCCCCAGAATTGGGCGAGGGGTTTTCCCGTGTCGTGGCTTGAACCGGGTTGGGTTGCAGGTGCCACCGCTGCTGCCGGCCAAGCCGAGCCGGAACAACAAAGCACACATACCGCATTGGAACGTGGGTGTGACGGTAGCCAAAACCGCCATTTATGACCGGTTACCCATCCCGGCAGGTGGGGCACGGACGATGCACTTCCCGAAAGGTTACGGCTTTGATGAAGATTATTTCAAACAGCTGACCGTTGAGCGTAAGGTAACCAAGTTCAGTGCTGGCAGCCCGTACTTCATTTACGTGAAGCCGAACAATGCCAGCCGGAACGAGGCACTTGATCTGACGGTGTACAACTTGGCAGCCATGCACAGCCTGGGCCCGGTGGCATGGCTGAAACTGGCAGCCAACCGCAAGGCCACAGCACCCAAGCCACAGCTGGTGCCGATTGGGCCAGAGGAACCCAAGGACACACCGTTGCCAGTGCCACCCGTACCACAGGAGAAACCGGGCTTTGCCAGGCCTGCAGCCATGCCTACGTTTGGCAGAGGCAGGGGCCGGGGTGGGTTTGTGAAGGGCTGGTGAGAAATATGAACGTAACTGCCAATAAACCCGAGAATCTAGTTTCTTCTGTTGCAGCGTTGTTTGTGCAAAAAAACGGTTATTACTTTGACCTGCCTAACGTCGAACCGTGGGACGCTTCGCGTGACGCTCGAACCTACACCGGGCCTTATCCCGTGGTTGCCCATCCCCCGTGTCAGCTATGGGTCAATCTGGCCGCGCTCAACTTCAAGCGCTACGGCGGAGAGCACAACCGGCCCGGCAACGACGGCGGGTGTTTTGATTCTGCGCTTAAGGCGGTGCGCCGCTTCGGCGGTGTCTTGGAGCATCCGGCGTTCTCTAGGGCGTGGCCGGCATTCAGAATTCCAACTCCTCAAGGAATCGGCTGGCACCGGACCGGGCAGTGGGAGTGGGTGTGCGAGGTGTGGCAAAGCGTTTACGGGCACAAGGCCCGCAAGCGTACGTGGCTTCTTTATGCCGGGTGTGCTGCTCCCTTCGAACTGCGGTGGACCCGCGTAGGCGGAACGCACCAATGCGGCTGGTTTGACCGAATCAAGCCGACCCTGAGCAAGCGCGAAGCGAGCGCCACGCCTCCCGAATTTCGCGACGAGCTGATCCGCTTGGCACGGCACTCTACGGTTTGAACAATACCGCAATGCCCCATAGGTGGGCTATTGGGTTGACCGTGGGGCATAAATGCGCAAAGAGCGGTGGCGTTGAGCATCACCACCGCACAGCTTCCAACGACAGAACCGCAGACGATAGCGGCAGGCGACACAGCGGAGTGGATTCGTTACCTTAACGACTTTCCCGCTACATCGTTCACGCTCAAATACGTACTGCAGGGGCCACGTATCATCACGTTTAATGCCCAGAACGATGGCGGAAACTACCTTATCAGCCTGACCAGCGCAGTCACCCGGGCATGGGTTCCCGGGCTTTATCGCATTTCAGCGTATGTGGTGAATGCTGATGCGAGCATTCAACGCCAAGTACGCACGGCTTTTCTCCGGATCTCTATTACGCCAAATGTGGCGGTTAATCCCAACGGAGCAACGCCACTGACTTTTGCCGAAAAGGGCCTTGAGTCCATCGAACTTACAATCCTGCAGCTGACCACGCGCACCGTGGAACAAGCCAGCGTCAATGGTCAGGTTTACACCCTGGCCAACATTCAAGACCTGTTCTTGCTGCGGGAGCGGTTCAAGTCTGAGGTACGCAGGGAAGAAGAACAAGCCCGGCTAAATGCTGGGCTTGGTGCTGGTAACAAAATTGGTGTCCGGTTCCGCCCATTGACTTGGGTGGGGTATCCGACCTACCCGCAGGTACCTTGGCAATAACCCATGCCATCATTTCGCCAACGAATCGGAGCAGCCTTGTCTGCATGGAAGCGGGGCAGTGCTGGAAACACTTTCAACATCCCCAAGCAGCGGCCGGTAGGGACGTTCAAGACGGATGTGCGGTCATACCAAGGTGCCATTTATGACCGGTTGACGGAAGATTGGGCCAGCCCGTTGACCACGGGTGATGCCGAGATGAAGACCCGGATCCGGACCTTGCGTGGTCGGGCCCGTGAGCTGGAGCGTAACGAGCCGTATTCACGCCGTTACCTGTCCCGTCTCGAGGATAACGTCTACGATCACCACGGCATTGCCTTCTCGTCGCTGGCAGGCCAGTGGATCAAGGGCGGTGGCAAACCGGAGTTTCGGATTGATGACTCAGACGCTTGGGTAATTCAGACCCAGTACGACGAGTGGAAAAAGAATCCCATCGTTACCAAGGACATGACCTTGAACGAGGCTGGCCGGCTGATGCTGCGTACCACGGCCCGTGACGGTGACCCGCTGGTCAAGTTCATCATCGACCGGAACGTTAACGATTTTGGCTTTGCCCTGCAGTTGCTGGAGCCGGACATCATTGACGACTTCCGAAACGAGGTAATCCGCTCGAGTGATAACAAGGGCGTGCAGTCTGAGATTCGCATGGGCGTTCAGGTAAACGGCTATCAGATGGCCGAATCATACTGGCTGCTCAAAGCGTACCCCGGTGACCAGCAGTGGTGGGCTGCTCAGTCTTTTGCCAGTGAACCGCACGATGCTTCCGGGTTTGTTCACACTTTCAAGCGTACCCGCATCACCCAGTGCCGTGACGTGACATGGCTCTGCGGAATCATGCGAGATTTGCGCATGTTGGACGGTTACGATGAAGCGGCCATCGTGGCAGCTCGTACCGGTGCAGCAAAGATGGGTTTCTTCACCCGTGACATCAATTCCCCGGGTGAACCGTACCAGGGCAACCAAGGGACGGACCCAGCAATGGGTGGAAACAAGGCCATGGACGCAGAGCCAGGCTTGATCGAGGACCTTTCCCAGCTTCCTGGCATGAAGTTCACGGGCTGGGATCCGGCGTACCCCCACGAGAACTACGAGCCTTTCGTGAAGACTCGGCTACGTCGTATCGGTGCAGGCCTGGACATGAGCTATTACGCCATAGCCAATGACCTGACCGAAGTGAATTTCAGCAGCATTCGGGCTGGTGTCCTCGAGGACCGGGAGCACTTCAAGGCCCTGCAGACATGGTGGATTAACGCCTTTGAGCGTCCCGTGTTCATGAAGTGGCTGGAAATCTCTCTTCTCAACGGAACCCTGAAGGATCCGGTGACGCAGGTGTCCCTGCCGTTCTCCAAACTCAAGAAGTTCCAAAACCACAAGTTCCGTCCCCGTCGTTGGCCGTGGGTGGATCCGGAGAAGGACGCGAACGCCGCCACCATTGCGGTGGACAATCGCATGAAGTCCCGTTCCGAGGTCATCGAAGAGAACAGCCAGACGACCTACGAGGAAGTCATTCAGGAGCAGGCCATGGAGCAGGAGTTTGCCGCCAAGAAGGGCGTGGAACTGCCCCCTGTGGCCAATAAGATGCCACCCCCGCCCAAACCGGCTGGGGCTGGTGGTGGGGACGGCAAGCCCAAGGACTAGGTACGTTCGTACCTATTTGTTTGACCATGGGGCATGGTATGCCCTACGGGTGCGGCATGGCCACAACTCCCGTTGCCGATACCGCCCAAAGGATTCTGGAAGCCCCTGAGTCTGCGGCAATGACCCGCTCCATGCTCGGTGAACGCAAGGACGTTGACCTTGAAAAGCGCACGGTGGACCTGTCCTTTGCCTCCCCCACGCCTGTTGAGCGTGACTTTGGCGAGGAAGTGCTAATTTGCACCGAGGAAGCCTGTGACCTTTCCCGCCTTCGTGACGGTGGTGCCCTGTTGATGGACCACAACCCTCGGGACCAAGTGGGTGTTGTTGAGAAGGTGTATTTCGGCGGTGGCAAGGTGCGGGCCGTGGTCCGCTTCTCAAAAGCCGCACGTGCTCAGGAAATCTTTCAGGATGTCGTGGATGGGATCCGCAGCTTGGTAAGCGTAGGGTATCAAATCCGCGATGTGGAGTTGGCAAATCGGGGCGGAAACATGGGGGACCGTGTGAACGTGACGAGATGGCAGCCCTACGAGGTAAGCATAGTTAGCATACCTGCTGACCCGAATGTCGGGAAAGGCAGAAACCGCAGCCAAACAACTCAAAAACAAATGTCTACTGAATCGACCGCCCCGGCCACCGCGCCGGCCCCGGTTACGGCTCAGGTCCGGTCTGAACCGGCTCCCGCTAGTAACCGCATTTCGGAAATCATCGCCATTGGTACGAACTTCAAGGTTCCCCAGGAGCGCATCAACAAGGCCTTGGCCGAAAACGAACCGTTGGACTCGTTCCGTACGTTCGTCATGGAAACCCACATGCGGGCAACCCCCGTCACGGTTCCCCCGACCATCGGCATGAGCAAGGCTGAGAAGCGCCGGTATTCGATGGTTCGCGCCATCAATCGCCTTAGCTCCAACCAGCCCCTTGACGGTCTCGAGCGTGAGGCTTCCGACGAGTGCGCCAAGAAGTTTCGCCGTGAGGCTCCTGCGGCTGGTTTCATCATGCCGCACGACGTGCAGGAGTACAGCGACCGCGAGATGATCGCGGCCATGCTCCGTGTCAGCCCGTCCCTCGGGATGAGCCGGTACGGTCAGAACCTGTCCCGTGCGCTGACGGCCGGCAACTTCTCCGGTGCCGGTGCGCTGATTGCCGAGGATTTCCTCGGTGGTTCGTTCATCGAACTCCTGCGCAATCGTACGCTCCTGACGCAGCTTGGCGTTGGTACGATGTCCGGTCTCGTCGGTAACGTCGTCATCCCGCGCCAGTCGGCTGCGGCTACGGCGTACTGGCTGGCTGAAGGTGAAGCGGTCACGGCGACGCAACAGCAGTTCGCGCAGGTTGGTGGTGTTCCGAAGCGGCTTTCCGCTCAGACCGCCTACAACAAGCAGCTGTTGGCGCAGTCCACCCTGGACGCTGAAGCCCTGGTCCGTGATGACCACATTCGGATCATTGCGATTGCGAAAGACCTTGCCGGTATCGCCGGTACGGGTGGTGCGCAGCCTCGCGGTATCCTGAACGGGCCGACGACGGACCCGACCGGTGGCGGCAACAACATCAGCACGGTCACGTTTGGTGGTGCAGCCACCCGTGCCAACCTGCTGACGTTCATGTCGTCCATCCAGACGGCCAATGCGGACATCGGTACGATGCAGTGGCTGGTGAACCCGAATACTCGCGCCAAGTGGCAGAGCATTCCGCAGGTCCCGAATTACCCGGTGTACCTGACGAGCGATGAGGGCCAGACGATTGGCTATCCCACGCCGTTCACGAACCAGATTGGCACCACCGGTTCCTTCGCCAACCGCGCCCTGTTCGGTGCGTGGGGCCAAGCGATGTTCCTTGATTGGGCAGGCTACGATGTCGTGGTTGATCCGTACACCCGTGCGGCCAACAACGAAATCGTCTGCACGGTCAATCTCTTCACGGACTTTGTGGTCCGTCACTGGCCGGCGTTCTGTGTCAGCACTGACACGGCGGCTGCCTAACTCAACCAAGGAGACCCATAACATGAATCAAGTCGATCTCCCGAATTATCTCACGCCCATCGTGTTTCTGACGCCTGCCGCAGTTGCGGCCACGGCCAATGGAACGCCTGTGGATCTGGTCAACTACGAGGGCAAAGTTGCTGCCTTTGTAGCGGCCGGCAATGCAACGGCTGGCACCAATCCGACCTTGGATTTGGTGTTCAAGGAATCGGCCGACAATTCCAACTGGAGCAACGCCAATATCTCATTCACGCAGATTACGGGTGCAACCACCCAGACTGTGGCGATTGATACGCGGCAGGTGGAACGGTACGTGCGCCTTGACCGTGTGATTGGCGGCACCAACTCGCCGTCATTCCCGGTCGGTGTGACTGGTCAGGCGATTAAACAGTACAATCAAGGTTAAAATCTGGGGTGCTAGTAGAGGTGCAGCCCCACTCCCTTCACAGGGGGTGGGGCTTTGTTTTGGCTTGATATAGGGCATGCCGTAGGGCACAGGTGCCGCATGTCAGTGGGGCATGGTGCTCCCTGGCTCCTTGCGAAATGAAAACACCTAAGATTAGGCAGATTGTCTGTGAAACGATTTCGATCACAGGTTCGGGTACATCCATAAATCCTGTACCAAAAAAAGGGGATGTCATCTGCGCTGTTGTTGGATCTCTCCAAATTGTCGGGGAGGTGGTCAGTGTTCACGTAGGCGACATACCCCAGTGGATTGGCTATTTTATTGGGTACTGGACTGCTGCTATAAAGCCGATCAACACTCCCGCAGAAGCCCCCATCACTTCCCCTCGCAAGGACAGAGTTCACCTACGGGTGACGAACAGCGCAGCCCATCGCAAGACGGGTGCGGCTCTGTCCGCGAGGGGTAACAAAGGCAGCCAATGAGCATTCAGAAACTGGGTTGGTCCATCTGGTCTGCGGCACTTCTTGTGATGGCCATGATGGGCGTTGTGGCCGCACACAGAGACGACAAGCCGCATGTGTTGCTAGTGGTCTTTTTGATTCTCGTCATTCGTGAATTTATCAAGCCATGACCATTGCATTTCTGAACCCCCCTTGGTGGCTGCTCGAGAACAACCAGCTACGGCAAGGAATCCGAGCTGGCAGCCGTTGGCCCTTCACGCGGCAGGCCCCATACATGCCCGACCAGTACCGGTTCGGGGCATATTCTCCATTCCCGTTCTTTATGGCACAGGCTGCTGCCTACGTGGCCCAACACTTCGACGGAAAGGCCCTTTTTAGGGACTCTGTGGCCCGGGGGGAGTCTTACCCTGCCTTCTTGCTCTGGATGGCTACAGAGGCCCCGGATTGCGTTGTAATCGAGACCGGTGCAGCTGCCTGGGACCATGACTTGGCCCTGATTAAGCATCTGAAGGCCCACAACCCCAAGTTGCGGGTGGCAGTAGCCGGCCCAACGGCAGCCAGTGGCAGCAAGAGCACCGAGCCGGGGGTGGTGGATGCTTGGTTGTTAGGTGAGTACGAAAAGAATGCCCTGCTGTTTGCCGAGGGGGCCAATGGAGTGCTGGGGTTCAACCTGCTGACTAGGCAGGAAATGGATGACCTGCCGTACCCCATGTTTGATGAGGACTGCTCCCTAAACTATTGGGACGCCTGCCCCAAGGGCCAGCGGTCACCGCACCTGCAGCTGTTTGCCTCACGCGGGTGCTACTACAAATGTTGTTTCTGTGCATGGCCTGCGACCATGACCAGCGATGACCCGGACGGCACCAAGCCCCGGTCTGTTCGGTTTTACAAGCCAGAGTGGTTGGAAGGGTTCATCCGTCACCGGCTCTCGGTGAACCCGGATATTCAATCAATTTATTTTGACGATGATTCCTGGAACCTCAACGAGAAGCACAACTTACAAGTGTGCGAGGTGATGAAGCGAATCGGTTTGCCATGGTCGGCAATGTGCCGAGCAGACAACACCAAGCCTGAAACATGGAAGGCCATGAAGGATGCGGGCTGCTTTGGGGTGAAGCTGGGGTTTGAGTCGGGCAGTCAGCGGGTCATTGATGAGATAGTCGGCAAGAAGCTAGACCTGCGCAAAGCCGAGGCCACGGCACGGTGGCTGCGGTCAGTGGTGGGTATGACCGTACACGGCACGTTCACGGTCGGCCTTCCCGGTGAGACCAAGGAAGAAGCCCAACAGACCATCAACTTCATCGAGGAACTGTACAAAGCGGGTGGGCTGGACACTCACCAGCTGAGTGGAACGGCTACCATCGAAGGTACGCCGTTGGACCGTATCAGCCACGGAGAAGCCTTGGCTGTGTTTCCGGGGGCCAAGGCTGGGGCTGAGTTCGTAGTCTCTCACGATGGTGTTTTGAAACTGGAGGGCATGAAATGACCATTGAAGAACTGTATCAAAAGCGGATCCACGGTGACGAGTATTGCGACATATTCGAACACCTCGCCACACTGCGGCGGTATGCCAGCCTGTGCCCGGTGGTGGTTGAGTTCGGCACACGGACAGGCAACACCACCACGGCCTTTCTTGCCGGTGGGTCGATTGTCCACAGCTACGACATCAGGGACCATCGTTTCCCATGTCCGGAAGATGCAGCGAACCGGTGGGTGTTTCACAAGGAAGACACGGCCAAGCTCGAGAGCATCCCGGAATGTGACATGCTGTTCATTGACTCACTGCATGCTGAGAACCACGTACGGGCAGAGCTACGGCAACACGTCCATGTGAAGCGGTTCATCGGCCTGCACGATACACTAGAATGGGGCAGCGGTGGGGATGACGGTGGCCACGGCATCAACTGGGCACTGTTCCCGTTCTTGGCAGAACACAACCGCACCTGGCGTGTGGCTGCCCATTGGAACAACTGTAAGGGGCTGACGATACTCGAGCGTATCGGCACTTGAAAACCCCCATCACAGTCAGCTGCAGCTACGAGCTGAACGGGCAGCGCATTACTCACACAGCAACCCGGGTCTTTGATACCTCCACATGCCCTGCCAGTGGAATGAAGGCCAAGGAGCAGCTGGAATCGTTTGTTGAAAGTTTGTTTCGAGCACTACCACCCAAGAACAGCACATGAAAACAGCCGTAATCATCACCGGCCAAGCCCGCACCTTTGCCCGGTGCCTCCCATCCCTTCACTGGCACGTGTTTGGCCGGCTGGAGAACCCATACTTTTACGTGAGTGTGGCCAATGACGAAGACGCCAACAGCATGGAACTGCTTAAGCAGCGGTACCCGGATGTACCGTTTTTCATGGAGAAGATTGACCAGCCGTTGCTGCCAGAGCCGGACATGTCCTTTGCGGCCTTTGCCCCGTATGCCATCACGCCGACACGTACGCCAGGCACAGGGCCGTTGCAGGGGATTCTGCGGCAGCAGTGGCACCTGTCCCGTGGGTACAAATTCGCCATGGAGAACGGGGCAGGGGACGGAGACGAAACCACGTTTATCCGGTGCCGGGCTGACCTGCACTTTCACAAGTACACATCGAACCTTACCCGTGTATCAAACCGAGACGGTTCCTGCATGCTAGTCCGCAACGATCCATATCCCAGGGAGGCCTTCACCCCGTACTGGGGCAACTACGGTCCGGGAGTAAATGACCGGTTTGCCGTGCTCGGCAAGGATGCCGCCAAGGCCTACTTTGAGACCTACGATGTGCTGCCTGAGTTGTTGAAGGACGGGTGCCCATTCCATCCCGAGACCCTTGTGGGCGCAGCCATGGACCGGGCAGGCATCACCATCAAGCGCACGCTGGGGGCTGAGTTCGCCTTTCTACGCAAGGACGGCTCCCTAGAACACATGGTAGTGTTTCCCCAAGAACTGGCAGCATACACGGCACACCTTTCCAAATCATGAAAACACATTATTTGATCCGGTCAGTTGTCGCTGTGTTGGGAATCGTTTCCGCCTGTATTCTCGTGACACCTTTTGACCGTCCTAATTGTGATGGGATGAACACACCGCCAGCCGGGTACCGCATACTTCAATGCGAGGCCACAGGGCGTTTTGTATGGGACAAACCTTTGTCCACTAGCTTTCCAAAGCTGCGTTACCAAAGCGCATACACGGATGAGGAAAAGCAACAAGCAATAGACGCAGCATGGGCATTTTGGGAGGCCAGCAAGACCCCAAAAAAGGAAAGGCCAACGGACACCTGCCAATGGGTTGTAGTGCTGTGAAACAAATCTAAATTATCATGACCGACACACCCACGCTTCCCCCTGTCCACGACTTTGGCAGCCACTTGGCCACGATTGCTCAGGTAACGGCACCCAAGCCCACGCCAAAGGTGTTTGTGGCACTCTGTAGCCGTGACTGGCAGGTTGAGTCTTACACCTCTGAGTTCGTCCGTAACATTGGCCGCGAGTGCAAGTGCCAGATTGTTGTGGGGTACATGGCCAACGATGGCGTGGCCCGTAGCCGGAACAACCTGGCAGCGGCCTTCCTCGAGTCGGACTGCACACACCTGTTCTTCTTGGACAATGACATCCTGGGCCGTCCTGCCGACTTGGACCGCATGCTAGAGGCCGACAAGGACATCATTTGCGGGTTCTACCCCAAGAAACAGGCAAAGCTGGACTGGGTGGCCAACTACTTCCCGAACGAGAAGGCAGACGCCCGGGGTGTGGTCCGTGTACGTCATGCCGGTACTGGTTTCATGGTCATCACCCGCCGTGTGCTGGAGTCCATGATTCAGCAGCTGCCACACATTGCGTACGGTGGTGACCCATCCCCTGAAGCCAAGCGGTGGGACTTCTTCCCCATGAATGCCAAGGATGGTATGTACAAGTCAGAGGACTGGTACTTTTGCGAAATGGCCCAGTCTTGTGGCTTTGACGTGTTTATTGATACCCACGTACAGCTGCGTCACGTGGGCAAGTGCGTTTACCCCCTACAGTTCACACTCAGCGATGAAGACTGCATCGATCTTTTTCACCACCGGTACGGAATTGGGTACGACCAGATCCGCGCCTTTATTGCCTCCGGAGAAAAGCCACCACACTTCATGGGTGGGCACCAGCCCCGGCTTGTCCGGAATTGGCCCGCTGAGTTTCCGGTCGGGGACCTGCACCAAGGTGCGGAACTGGCAGGCTGCTACGATGTGCCGGAATTTGATAAGGCTGCCAGAACCCCCATCGTTCTGGACATCGGCGCTGACGTGGGTGCGTTTGCTATCTGGGCAACTAAGCGTTGGCCTGGGCTTACGCTCACGAGCTATGAAGCGGACATCAAGCACCACGCATGCTTGGTTGTTACGCTCGAGCGTTTGCTCGTTAAACACGCCAAGGAGAACCCCAAGCTGGTGGCGGTACCGGAGCCCATAGACGGCAGCACGGTATTCCCAGACAATGCCACGGTCTTGAAAGTTGACCTTGAAGCACTGGAGAGAGACATACTGCAGGTGTTCCACAGCAATGGCCGTTTCCAATCCCTAGACTTCATCCTTTTGAAATACCACGATGACAGCGTACCCATGATGGTGCAGATGTTGGCAGGGCCCACGCATTACTTGCACTGTCATCAGCGGTTTGGCCCCAATCGTGGGTTGCTGAAGTACATCAACCGGAGACTCGTCTCATGACCTTTGAAGAAGAACTGAACGCAGCGTTTGGCGAGATTGAACAAGAAGCCATGCCGGTGCATTACCAGCTGACCAACCACATGTATTCCGGTGTGATTCGCCGGCAGGTGTCAGAGACACCTATGAACGAGGTGGGGTATGAACCCAAGCTGGTCATCGTGATTGTTTCCAACCGTGGTCAGTTTGGGCAGCAGTTGCAGCTGGGCCCGCAGCCTGGCGAGCGTGAGGTGGTGCAGGTGGTGGACGGTGTGTTTGCCGGCAAGTACGTGCTGACGGATGTGAACGGTGATCTTGCCCATTACGAGCTGACCTGCACTCTCAGCGAGTAAGGTGCCCTTCGAACCATCAGAACTAGCCAAGTTCACCCAAGCCGGTAAGGCCATATCACAGGCAGCCGGCGTGGGGTTTGAGGAGTGGGCCCGGGGAGAGATGGGTACAATCCTGAAGCTGTGGGCCGGACATACCGAGGTAATCACACCCGGGAATGCCACCATTGAAGCCAGGACCAGTGCCGGGAAAAAGGCATTCGGTGCAACCAAGGCCAGCCGCAGTGCCTACGGCATCACGGTCAACACCGGGAAACGGGACGGCATGCCGGGTAAGGTGTGGTTCAGGCACGGCTCCCGGAAGTTCCAACAAGCTGGCATGATTCAGGCCGACTCACACTTTGTGCCTGCATGGATCCACTGGAAAAACGACGTATGGGCACGCATCAAGGACGGCTCTGAAAAGTACGCTGCGGAGCTGGCCAAGCTAAAGCCGGCAGCACAGAAGGCCATTGGCTTGGCCCGGCAGTCGGTGATTCAGTCTGCAGATGCCTTGGGAATCATGCTCGAGAGCGTGAAGGGCGGTACACTGTCCAGCGGTGCCATTGCCAAGGCCAGGTCAGCCATTGCCATGAACGGGCAGCCCTACCAGAACGGCACTGGCACACAGCAAAAGCAGGGGGCGGTGTTCAGCATTGAGGCCGTGAACCGGTACCCGCTGAACCAAAAGCTGCGGATGGATGTGCGGCTTGCCAGTGTGATTCAATCCCGGATGGTCTACTTCAACCGGAACTTGGAGGAAGGGGTGTTCAAGTCCGTGGACAAGGTGGTTGCTCGCTACCCATACTTGACGCTTGGGAAGTAGGCCCATAGGGCATGGGGCATGTCAGCTGATGCCCTAGAAAATGTCGGGGACTTGGTGTCAACGGCCATGGTCTCTATAATCGTCGCAGATGGGGCAAATTCGCCTTTTGCGGCCTTTGGAACCCGTAGCACGAGCCAACTGACCCAGAACCGTGTTGAGTGCCGTGCTGGCGGTTTTATCCGTGCTACTGACCAAATGGCCCAGAACCCATCTGGTGACTACTTTTACAACCACCGCAGGGGCTTTGCCAGCTTCACCGTGGTCAGTCAGCGGCACATGCTCACTGCCTTGGGGGCAGACTCAAAGCATGGCCAGGCCGTGGGCCGGTGCCGGTGGCTGTTCTCACGTATGGCACAGCGCATGACCACGGCCGAACTTGGGGGTGGGTTACAGATTCTGGACATCCTGGACTTGGGTGACACGTACAGCTTCGATGCCGACACGTCCACGGATAGGACAGAACTGCGGTTTCAAATTGACCTTATCCTTTTGGCGGGACAGTACACGGCAACTTAACCAAGGCATACAAAAATGGCTCTACCCTACGCATACGCTCCTAACATTGGGTTTGGCTCGGTTATTGTCACGATGGCCACGGGCAATGCCAACGGGGTGTCCTATATCGCCAACGAACTGACGGCTACCTTCCCCACGGCTGAGACCAGCCGGACCACGGAACTGGGTGCCCCTAACGGATTCGTGTTGTTCAAGGATCCGTCCACGTGTTCAGGTCAGCTGCAGTTGGCCAGTAACACGACGATCACCCCGGCCCCGTCTGACGAGTTCCCGGTGGTCTTCCCCAACTTCGGAACTTACAATTACGTCATCACCGAAATTGGCCTTCCCCGTCGTCCTCGTGACATCTGGGTTGCTGACTTCCAAGCCCGAGAGAAAATCTAACCAGACACAGTTTCAGCTCTAGGAATGCCCGCGCCGGAACGCCACCGGGCGGGCATTTTTGCAAACCACGATGGAACCGGACACCTCCACGCTTAACCCGCAAGAGCTTTTCCAGATGCTCTGGAGAACCAAATACGTTCATCTGGTATCTGAAGAAGCGAAACGGGAATCGGAATGGCTGGCAGAGAGTTTTATTGATAGCACATACACGGTGTGTGGTGAGGAGTTGCGGTTGATGACTCCCCGTGACCTGTGTGTGTTGGACGGGTTTGAGTCCCCGTTTGTGACGTACAAGGAACTGCCGACACGGGAGGATGTGGCGTTTTTCATGTGGACGATGAACGCAGGGAACACCGGTTACGGTGTGTTCAATGCCATCCGGCGGGGACGGTGCTATGCCAGGTTCACCAATGAGGAGCGGGACTTGGCCTTGGACGTGGCCGAAATCGAACTGTATCTTGAACGGGCATTCGTTGGGCTGCCCAAAACCCCGGTCAAGAAAGAGGGAGAGGCCAGCAGTGTACTGCCTCCCAAGCCCCTGAACGTCCATTTTATGGCCCCTCTGCTGGTGGACGTGGCAGCGGTCATTGGGCCGATTGACCCCATGAGCGGCCGGTACTTGGCAGATATTCCCATCCCTCGGTTGATGCAGTACAAAAAGACCATTAACAGGGACAAGGGGCACGAGACGGAGGTTGATGCGGATGACGAGAAACGCCGTTCCGATTGCTTGGAGGAAGTAAACCACATCATCGCTGCCAGACGCAGCGCCAAATAACATGGCAGGTTTTGGAAACGAAATTCGGTTCAAGATTGGCGGGGACTCCACGGCCCTGGAGCGTACCTTTGACCGGGTGGCACAGAAGGGGACACGGGCCATGGAGAAGGTAGACCGTGCAACCAAGAAGATGGTCGGGGGCGGGGCAGCCGTAGAACGAGCGAGGGCCACGCTGGAAAAGGCCCGGGAACGCCGTCTGTACGAAGAAGCCAACACGGTGGGAAAGATTAAGATTCTGACCCGCGAGATTGCGGATTACGCCTATGCCCGGCAGCGGGCTGAAAAGGGGTCTCTGGACTATCTGAAAGCCCAGGCTGCCGTAGAGGAGAGGATGGGCAAGCTGAGGAGCCTGCAACGGCAGCAGCAGAGCGACAACCTAAGCGGCAATGCCCCGGCACAGTCAGGCGGTGGCGGGAGTGGCCTTGGTGCAGGGATTGCACGTGCGGTGGGGTCTGCCGTGGTGTTTGGCCTGACCAGGCTGAACGATTGGTTCCAAAGCCGTATTGAGCTGGCCCAGACTCAGGCGACTACTCGAGGGGAAGGCCTGACCAGTCTTCGTGGCCGGTTCGCAGCCATAGGAGGGTTGCAGGGGCAACTGCGGCAGGGGACGGCCACGGAGAAGGACTTGGAGTTGGACAAACGCTTTGCCGAGCAGCGCAGAGACTTCCTGAGTTCAGGGGCACAAGGAGCTGTCAGTAAGCTGGCACCCGGTGAACTGCTGAAGGCAGAGCAATCCATTGAGCAAATCAGCGCAGCCATTCAACGGCAGCACGATGCCAATGCACTGATTGAACGAGACCTTGCACGGCAGAACTGGGAACTGTCGGCCCAGCTTTCAGAGGTGGAGGCCATCAACCGGGCCCGGCAACGCGGGTCTGCGAACGAGGTGCGGTTGGCTACCATTCGAAAACAGACCGCTGACAGTAGTGTAACACGCGAAACCCTGTTCGGCACTCCAGAGAGCTTGGCACAGGCCAGGATTGACCTTGCGGGATCCACCGGGGGAGAGACGGCCGCCATGCAGTCAATGCGGCAGCACCGGCTGGACACACGCCAAGCCCTGACGGAACAGGCAGCCCAGGGCCGAACCTTTGCCGGTGGTGGCCGGCGTCCACGGTCAGAGACAGAACGCATCGCAGCCCGTGCAGCCATGTTCCGGGATAGGGCCCGCAGTCTCACGCTGTCCGGTTCATCTGGCGGGGCAGGTGTCGCAGCAGCCATGGCATCAGCTCGAGGTGACGAGACCACAGTTGCCGGCAGACTTTCCCGGGCCACTGCCAAAGCTGGGGCACCGGACGTGGCTGACCTGTCCAGACTGCCACCCCTGCTGATTACTTCGAACAAGCATCTGGCAGCCATAGACAATGCTCTGAAGGCTGTTGACGTGTCGGTCGGGAACATCCGGAGGAAATAACATGCCAGAAATCCCGCAATACTACTTCAAGACGGTCAGTGGTTCAGAGGTCCCGTACACCCAAGAGGTGATTGTGAAGGCCTACGAGCCGTTGCGACCATTCCCGCAGAACCCCAGCGCGATTGTGTACCGGGCCAGAGTCCAGCAGCTGCGGGCCTATTACACCCGCCCAGCATTCAACACCCCGCACCCAAATCTGCCCCAGGTGTACTTTGCAGATGACGTGGACTTTCAGGACAAGACGGCCGGGGTGATTGAGTGGACCCGGACATGGGTGACGCTCCCCAGCTCGTGGGACGATTACGAGAGCTACGCTTACACGTACCCGGGTTACACGGGGGTGCGGGTACCGTTCACCAAGACGGTCACTGCCAAGATTCAGCATGACTATTTCTTGGTCGGTGCTCTGCCCACGTTCTCAGCTGGGTTCACCCAGTACGATGACTTTGCCAACGCTGCCTGGACAAAGACATCAGCCAGTGCCACGGCAAATGCGGCCAACGTCCCTGTGTGTGCCGGTGGTGCTTTGACTGCTGCCAAGGTGTACGAGGCAGCAGCAGCTGCCCAGCACTACGTGTCACAATCAGTAGCAGCCGGGGCAGGCCAGCTGTGGGGTGCAGTGTTCCTGAAGGAAGCCGGCAGGTCCATGGCCCAGATTCGGCTGAATGATGGCGGGGTCATCGCCAACGCCACCGTGGACTTGTCCACCGGTAACATGACCCAAGCCACGGGCAACTGGGGCACCATCGCTGCAATCGGAGAGGGCTGGTATCGGGTCGGTCTGTCGGGTGTGGCTGCAAATGGAACCACGGCCCTGGAGGTGTTCTTGATGAACGCCAATTCCACAAACTACTTGGGGGACGGGACCAGCGGCATGTACATGTGGCGTGGTCAGCTCGTGGCGGGTGGTTCTCTGCCGTACGCTACGGTTCCGCCCACCACCACTGCGGACAATACGAATTACCCAATCAACACGGCCGGACACATCCCGACCAAGTTTGGTATTACCTACCTTTACACGTGGGCAGCGAACACGGCGGCAGAATACTTGAGCGGTTCCACGACTCCCACCCTGACGAACTACCAAGCCAATGTGACCATAGACCAGAACGCAGCCAACTCGAACATTTACAGTCTCGAGGCTACCGATTCACAGCTTGGGCTGTGGCAGGGAACGGTGTGGGGACGGGACCGCACGTTTGTAAAAGCACGTTAAGCCATGGCCCTAGAAAGCATGAAGATTGGCAAGGCCCCGGCAGCATTTGCCGGGCAGGCTGCCGTTGTAAACGCACTGGTGGACTTGATCTCCAAGATGCGGGGAACGTCCGGCATTATCTGCCAGGTCACAGAGGGCGGTATTGTCATCAGCCTTAACCCAACCGCGCTGCAAGGGCTGAACACCGGAGCCGGTGGAGGCGGTGGAAATGCCAACGTAGGTGGAACGGTTCAGGCCATCAGCACCAACGGCGTACTTGTGGACGTGCTGCAGCCGACTTCGCCCAACACGCCAAACACTTTCCCAACGCTTCTGAGGGTTGATGACGGGGCTGTCCAAGTTACGGCCAATGCCAGTGGCGTAATAATCGCCAAGCCAAACACTGGAGAGTACGTCAAAATGTACTTTGGCGGCGGTGGTCCGGATCTGGTCATCCACGGGACCGTTCACGAGCTATCTGTGAAGGAATGGACCGGGTGTAACAGCGGTACCCCAGGAAACTATTTGGCCGTCACGTCTGACTTTTACTAAGTCATGAGCACAGCGGCCCACTTTGGTTTTTGGCAGCCGTTCCCGTTCTGTGTTTCCGACATCTCAGGAACGGTGCCAGCAGTAGCGCAGTACGTGGGCAACCTCACGCTGGCTCAGGTCATGCAGTTTGCGTGGAACCTTGAAAACTTAAGCATCACCGTCGAAAGCGGAACGTCAGCCACCTCTACCACGGGAGGCGGAACAACGACACTGAACGCAGGGATGACAGTGAGTTACAGTCCATTTGCCTCTGACTTCATGGACATTGGGCGGGTGGGTTCCGGAAACATGGCAATGGGTGATCCGACATCGTTCGCTGCCTTTGCCAGTTGTCCCGTGATTCGACAACCAAACGAGCGGGTTTGCATTGATAGTGGGTGGCTGGCCGGACTGGTCCTCGCTCCGGATTGGTCGCTCAACAGCGACACAAACCAGTATGCTGCCATAGCGTTTTGGGTCGGGACGGATCCGCTCAACTCTGGTAAGTACCGCATTTACTATAATCTGTTCATCACCAGGGAAGCGGGCGGAGGCGGCCCACCACAGGTCAATTTCTTCTGGAATGCTGATGGGACCATACCATCCGGTTTTTCACTTCTCACCAGCGGGACCATGAGCATTGGCGGATACTCTTGGCCATGGTACTGTGTGTACCGGGCCGACTCAGCCACGGGCGGGGCACTGTCTGCCACCTCAAGTGACTTCACGTACTGAGGGCCGACACTAGGCCTGAACAGGCCTATTTCCTTGAAAAGACCCCATCCATGCCCCATGGCGTGGTTGGGATGGACCACTTCATCGACACAGCGGCCAATGACCTATCCCGCGCCCGTACCGTAGGGCTTAACCAGCTCACCCCGTCACCGTTCCCGGTGTTGGTAGTCGGCACCACGTCAACACACCGGTTCTTCTTTGCCAATTCTGGGGCCATTGAGGCATGGAGCGGGGCCGCAGACTACTCACTGAGGGTCACCATAGCCGATGCCTTCCTTGGGCCCGTAGAGGGGGTCTGGACGCTCGCTGTGGGGGCAGGGACGCCACAGTCCATCCCCTACGACATTGACGCAGCCGGGCTGATGTCGCTCCTGAATAACACCAACACCGTCACAAACGAGGGCGGGGTGTTCGTGGAACAGATAGGGACAAAGCGGTTTATCATTGCCCACAACGAAGTGGGAACGGTGGCAGGCCTGACAGTGGACGGGGCCTTGCTGGTCCCTGACTGTACCGCCCGGGTCTCGGTACTCACCGAGGGCAACGCCGACACCCGGCAGCTGGTTTCTCTCGAGCTACGGCGGAACCTGCCCCTGCAGGACACGGGATGGCAGCCCATCAGTATGCCATACGCAGGCTGGGCTGGTACGCTGTCCCTGGACACGGCAGCAGCCATGGAACTGATTAAGATGCGAGGGGTTGAGCGTGGCGGGGTCATTGAATGCCCCACGCTGATTACGGTGGAGGTGCTGGATTCCAACCAGAACCCAACGGCCTATTTCCAAGCCACGGTCATTCTGCGGGCCCTGAACTACGCGGTGGCCTCGTCTTCTTCTATGCAACAAGCGTTCTTCACCAAACCTAACGTCGTCGGGTTGGCGTCGAACACGGCCAACGCGACTCTTCTTGGCGGTCTCTCCACGGCAAATAACGAGTACCCCATTGGCGGGACTCTGCAGTGTCTGTTCAGCCCGTCCATCACGGCCCAGTTCATCCGCAAGAGCAGCACGGCCAACCAAAACGTTCCCTGGATTGTCCGGCCATACGACTACAACAGCAACAGCAACCCGTATCAGTGGGTGCTGGATGAGGTACGGCAGTACAGCCAGCCGTGTGCTTTCGATGCCGACACTGACAAGTGGCATTTCCTCGCCACTCAGGGTAACACCAACGCCGTCTCGGTTGGGGCGGATCAAACAGGCTTCTCACTTCCTGCCTAACCAATGAAAGCCTTTCTCCGCTTCATCGCCACCACCGTCCTAATTGGCCGTATCCTGTGCCTGCCAGTCCAAGCGCAGCCCACGCCACCGCCTAACGTTAGTTTGACCGTAAACAAGACCACAGGGGCCATTGTGGGGCCTGTGGATGCCGATACCTTCAAGACCGCCAACGGTATTGGCGGGGGCGGTGGAAGCGGAACGGTCACCAGTGTTGGGATGACCGTGCCGACCTTCCTCAGCATTGCCGGTTCTCCCATTACCACGTCCGGAACATTGGCCGTGACGCTTTCAGGTACGGCATTGCCGGCAAGCAGCGGTGGAACCGGGCTTACTGCTCTTTCTTCGAATGTCGTCTCGTTCTTAGGTGCTGCCGATTATGCAGCCATGCGGACACAGATGGGCCTCGGCACCGGCGACAGCCCGACGTTCAC